AGGTTCACATTGGTATGAAAAATACAGGAAGTCTGATAAGAAACAAAAATAATTTGTGTTATAATCCAACTTATGGATTTTATAATAGGATTTTTATTAGGTTATTTTTTAAAAGAAATTACTTCTTATCTTAAAAGAATAAGTAACTACGACCTAGATAGTAATGTAAATAAAGAATGGGACTGGCTGTCTCATGATGACTTACCATAATGTCTCATTCAGACAACTACACACAAAAAGAAATCATTGAAATGATATTTAAAAAACTCGATGACATCGAGAAAAAACTTGACACTAAATTAGACAAGTCAGAATTCTATAAAGTATTAACATTAGCAGTTGCTATAGGTGGAGTAGTCGCAGCAATCATAATGTAATGTTGTTTAAACAAGCAGCAATAACCCTTGTACTATCGTTACTTATTCCAGGAGTAGTACTTGCAGACCATGTACCTACGCAAACACCATACGATATATCTATAGCTTGTGATGCTGATGGTGATACAACTAAAGGTGACATCACTGTTACATGGCAAGAGAGTGATGGTTTTGAAAGTAGCCCACCCGAAAGATATGCAATAGCATTTAGCAATGATAACTTTGTAGAAAGTAATTATGCAGTAGCTAACAGTACTGGTTGGGAAACTGCTTTGTCTTATAAGAGTTATGTCTTTACTGCTAGTTATAGAGAGAATGTATTTGGTACAACAGCAGATACATTTTATGCAAAAGTAAGAGCAGACAATGACACAGATGCTAGTTATTCTGAATGGACAGGTATTGTAAGTATTGATTGTGACTATGGTTCCACTCCTACTACAACAACATCTACTACAACTACTACAACATCTACTACTACGACTACTACAACTGTACCTAAACCTCCACCACCTCCACCACCTCCACCACCTCCTACACCTGAAGAAATCAAAGTTGATATAAAAGTTGAAGGTGTTGATAAAGAATACACACAAGCAGATGTTAATGATGGAACTATAGAGCGTGACCAGGAGCGTGTAGATAACGAAAAAGAGTATGGTTGTTTTATGACTAACGCACAGATAGAGCGTGGAGATTGTGATATACCTAAACCTATTGAAGAAGATATTAAAGATGATATTATAAAAGAGGAGGTAATCGTTGAAGAAATTAAAGAAGATGTGGAAGTCATCATTCCTAAGGATGATGTTGATGTACTCGACCCACCTAAAGAGGAAGTATTTAAAGATGAAGTTGTGGAGTTTAAAGAACCGCCTATTGAGTTCGAGATTATTGAATTTGATATGGAAGATATTGCACCCGAAATCGTGGTGGAAATACCAATACAAGATGAAGAACTAGAGGAGGTTATAGAAGATGAAGAAATCAAAGAGGATGTCAAGGAAGTTTTGGATGAGCCGATACAGGAAGTTGTTAGTGAAGATACGCCAGGAACAACACTACCGAGAGTGGAAGATAAAGAACCCATAGAGCTTACTGAGGAAGAAATTGTAGAAGAAGTTTCACAAATAGAAGAGATTGTGAAAGTTGTTATTGTTGAAGAGCTTACAGAAGAAGAAGTTGTTGAAGTACTTGAAGAAGTTAATGATGTTGGTGTACAGAACTTAGACCAAGCTACTGAAGAAGTACAAGAGATAGTACAAGCTGTTGTTGAGGAAGCTATTGCAGATGTTGAAGAGCTTACTGAAGAACAGGTAGAAGTTGTAGCTGAAGTATTACAAGTTGAAGCAGAAGATGTAGCTATCATAGCTGAGACTATTAAAGATGACGAAGTTATAGCTGAAGCTGTAGAAGAGTATGTAGCTAGAGCTGTAGAGAATACAGATGTAGAGAACTACACACTTGCTGATGTTGTTACAGAGGTACAGTTCGAAACCTTTATAGAAAATCCAATACAAACTTTTATAGATATAGATATACAAGATATAACTATTGCAAACATAGGAGATGATATGACAAGTGACCAAAAGGAAAAAGCACAAGAAGTTGTAGTGCCAGTTATTCTGACTAGAATAGCTACTATGGCGGCTTTTGTATTTAGGAGAGGCAATGTTTAAACAAGTAGGCAACTGGATAATTAAAGTAATTAAGGAAACACTTAACCTTAGTTGGACTTTAGTTGGTTTAGTTATTGCCACATTAACACTTACAGGTTCTGCACAACAAGTGACAGGACTTGCTACACTAATTACACTAGCTGTATGGTTATTAACAATCAGTTTTAGACAAGGAGATTAACATGGAATGTTGTGGTGGCGGCTGTTGTGGCGGCAAATAAAGAAGAGTTCTGTACTCCCGAGCAGAATGAACGAGGTACTTGGGTAACAATATGTAACTGCAAAGAAGGTAGTTATTCACATGAGGAGGCGTAATGAAATTACAAGTAGTAAGAACACAGTTTGGTAAAGATGCAACGAATGGTTTGCTCTTTATAGATGGTAAGTTTGAGTGCTATACACTCGAAGACCAGTATCAAGCAGTCAAAGTAATGCACGAAACTTGCATACCCGAAGGCGAATACGATATACAGTTTAGAAAAACAGGTGGTTTTCACACAAGGTACTCTGCTAAATATGGCAACTCACACTATGGAATGTTGCACTTACAAGATGTACCAGGGTTTTCTCTTATATTAATCCACTCCGGAAACACGGATGAGCATACCAGTGGGTGTCTCATTGTCGGGGAAACTCAGCAAGACTTAGACCTAGGTAAAGATGGGTTCGTTGGCCAAAGTGTTAAGGCTTACAAAGCTATGTATAGAAAAGTTGCTAATGAATTACTACAAGGTAAGAAGGTAAGCATTGAGTATACAACTATACAACAACTCTTAAAGAAGGACTTAAATGACGCTAGTTTAACAGATGTTATCGTAGCTAAGGATGTTATGGAGAAATTAAATGAGATTAATGGTGGTGTCATAGCATTAAACGCTAAGATTAAAGGTAGAGTAATAAACTAATGTTTGAAAAATTTAAAAGAAAAAGAAAATCTGATGGGACATTCAAGAAGGATGTAGCGTGGACCCCTTGGAATGAAGCATGGAGTTACAAAATGAGCCAAGAATATAAAGATGTTCTTAGTAAAACTGTTTGGACTTTTGTTGAAGCATTCATATCTGCGTTAACTGTTGCACCATTAGTTGGTGTTGACGCTAATGCAGTACAACTCGCTGCCCTATCCGGTGGAGCTGCTGCACTTGTTGTAGTAAAAGAGTTTGCTAAAAAACAAATAGCACCAAAACCTAAAAAAGCATCCAAGTAAATACATAGGTAATTCAATATCTGTTATATACTAAATGTAGTATATGAAAGGTGGAAACATGCCTAAGAAAAAATCATCTAAGAAAACAGCTATACCTGCAGAGAATGGTAATAACTTTTACAAAGCAGGATGGCAACCTTCTATTGATATAGACCCTAACACAGGTAAGGGTGAACTTGTACATGTAGGAACCGACCCTAACTATGAGAATGACTTCGATAACATTCTAAAGAACTGGGGATTTGACCCAAAGATATACGAAATAGATGGCATCTTAAAGGTATCTTCCTGGAATGCACAGCTTAAAGGCGGTATCGTTGAAACCTTTCACGCATTCAAAGGAACTATACGCAGGAAATCAGCAACACATGACAAACATTATGACGCATTGTTTAAACAAGCAGTAAAGAAGCCGGCACTCACTAAACGAAATCTATTCGGTGGTGATACAGCAATGTTATTTATGATGAGTGACTGGCAGTTGGGCAAGGATGACTATGGAGTTGAAGCTACTATTGCTAGATACGATGTAGCATTGCAGGATGCAGTCAAGCTACTAAAGAACTATCGTAAGATGGGGATGAAGATTGATGAAGTATTTCTAGTAGGAATGGGTGACTTGACAGAAGGGTGTTCTAAGTTCTTTTACGACAGTCAACCTTTCAATGTTTCCCTAAATCTTTTGGAGCAATACTCACTAGCTAGAGCTATGATATACAAAACAGTAGAGACTTTCTTGCCACATGTAGATAAGATTACTTTGACTGGTGTGCCAGGGAACCATGGTGAAATGACCAGGAGTGGTAAAGGGCAAGTGCTTTCTAATAGATTAGACAACTCAGATACTATGCACCTACAGATAATGGATGAAATATTTTCGGCCAACAAAGAACGATACAAAAAAGTAAAGGTCATCATACCGGAAGGTTATCATTTAAATATAGAGGTAAAAGGTAAGAAGACTGCATTCACACATGGTCACATGACTAATGGTGGAGGTAATGCAGAGGCTAAGATAGAGGCCTGGTGGAAGGGTCAGATGTTTGGTTTCCTACCAACAGGTGAAGCAGAGATACTTATAACAGCTCACTACCATCACTTTCGTGCTAAGAACCAAGGAGATAGACACTGGTTTCAATGTCCATCCCTTGATAAGTCTATTGATTTTACACAGAGAAGTGGATTGTGGTCACACCCTGGAGTGCTTACTCTTTTAGTAAACGACAGAGGGCCTAGCTTTCCGGTCATTGTTTAAACAACCGGATACAAGCTAACGATTAAAAGGATATAGAGCTATCTCTTCTATAGGTACCAGTACTCCTTTACTTCTGTTACCATCACCACCATCAACATCTCTATCGGTGTTAATATATTTCCTACCTATTTCTCTAAGTGCGGATACTGGTATTGTGTAACACATGATTGGTTTATCATTGTCGTCTATTAAAAACAATGCCCACCATTCAGCTTTAGTAGCGGATATTCCACTAGGCTCGTACTTTAATTGATTAACAGGCCTGTACAGATACTCCACAAAATGGTTCTTAGACTTCTCCCAAATGTGTCTCTCTGATTTGACTTCTATATTGTCGTTACCCATGAACTTCTTGTATAGGTTCTCCATTTCCTCACCTTGTTTAAGTTGTTCATAGAATTTTTCTCCTTCTATATCCCAGTCTTTATTTGCTTTTGTCATATGTCCTCCAACATTTATTGCTACTGTTCCAATGGTGACTACCATCGTTGTAATATAACCAACTTGCTACCT